CCAAGGCGCTGCATCAGCTACCGGCAACCGAGGCGCTGCATCAGCTACCGGCGACTATGGCGCTGCATCAGCTACCGGCTACCAAGGCGCTGCATCAGCTACCGGCTACCAAGGCGCTGCATCAGCTACCGGCGACTATGGCGCTGCATCAGCTACCGGCTACCAAGGCGCTGCATCAGCTACCGGCAAAGAAAGCATAGCTCTTGCTGCCGGAAAGGATTGCAAGGCAAAGGGAGCATTAGGGTGCTGGATTGTGCTTACAGAACGTGGAGAATGGGATGGGAACACTTATCCTATCATTTCAGTCAAAGCGTTCAAAGTAGACGGTAAGTCAATCAAAGAAGATACATTCTATACTTTAATAAATGGAGAAGCAGTGGAAATGAAATAGCAATTTCATTCCAGCCGCATCAAAGGTAGTGCTATTACCGTACTAAAAACCGTGAGAGAAGCGAAGTGCGCACCGCTTCCCTTTAACCTTGTACGGGCGGTCTAAAAACATAAGACGATGAAAGATGAACTGGAAGAACTGTACAAAGAGCTGAACGAGGTAAAAGCCTGCGATTTGGACTATCTTCCCAAGTATGGGTATTCTTCAAAAGAAGAAATCATTCAGCTTATAGAGGAAGACATCGAGGAGTTGCGCGCAGAACTCGAATGTAATCAATATGATTATACACCTGACGAACTCGAAGACGAAAGGATGTTTCTTTGCGTTAGTCAAGGGCTACCAAGATATTGTTAAACTAAAAAAAATATTTATAATGAGTACAATAACGACAATCCCGCAGCTTAAATCAATGCTTGCGAATGACAATGTGAAAGCACGTTTCAAAGAAATTCTCGGAAAGAAAGCGCCGGGATTTATCAGTTCGATAGTAGCGGTTGCCAATAGCAATACATTGCTTCAAAAGGCAGAACCACAGTCTATCATGAATGCCGCTGTGGTAGCAGCGACTTTAGATTTACCTATCAATCCCAATCTCGGATTTGCTTACGTTGTTCCTTACGGCAATCTAGCGCAATTTCAAATGGGCTGGAGAGGTTTTGTTCAACTTGCTATGCGTAGCGGTCAATATAAGACAATAAACGTAAATGAGATATATGAGGGGGAGATAAAGAAGTCGAACCGATTTACCGGAGAATATGAATTTGGAGAACGCGCTTCTGATAAGATAGTAGGCTATATGGCTTATTTCAGTCTCATCAACGGTTTTGAAAAGTTTCTCTATATGAGCAAGGAAGATTGCGAAAAACACGGAAGGAAGTTTTCACAAACGTATAAACGCGGCACAGGCATATGGTCTACCGACTTTGACTCTATGGCAAAGAAGACAGTTTTAAAAATGCTACTTTCTAAGTTTGGTATCTTAAGTATTGAAATGCAACGTGCCCAAACATTCGACCAGGCTATTATAAAGGATAATCTGGCAGAAACCGACATAGACGAAGCCGAAGTGTCGTACAATGATAATCCCGACAATGAGGAAGCCAGACGTAATGCAATGAAAGAGGCTTTGCAGGAAGCGGAAGTTGTCGATGAAAATACAGGTGAATTATTTAATACTGAGACAAAATGATTGAACAGGGTAGTTTTGGATGGCTTCGCCAACGCCTGGGGAACTTTACGGGAAGCTGTGTCGGAGACCTTATGGTGAGCGGGAAAAAGAGAGAGATGTTCGGAAAGACGGCTCTTTCCTATATATATGAAGTAGCAAGCCAGCGCGACTTGCTGCAATCATACATTGACGATGATTACCTTTTTGAGATATACCAGCAACAAGTAAGCATCAATAACAAGTTTATAGAGTTCGGACACGAAAATGAAGATTTTGCCGCCGAACGTTACCAGCTTGTCACAAGATGCGAACTTGAAGAGTGCGAAAGTATACAGCACCCTACAATACCTTACTTCTCCGCTTCTCCCGACCGCATAGCGATTAAAGACGGCTTAAGAAAGGTGGTGGAAATAAAATGCCCAACTCCTAAAAAGTTCATGGAGTATATGAATGAGGTTAAGGATAACGATACGCTTAAATCAGTAAATCCTCTATACTTCTACCAAGTACAAGCGGAGATGTCTTGTACAGGATTGAGCAAAGCTGATTTTGTCGTTTTCTGCCCTTTCCTGAAACATAACATTCACATTGTAGAGATAACAAGGGACGATGCCGTAATCGCTGAATTTGAGAGACGGATAACCGAAGCAAACAAAATCATTAATCAAATACTGAATAAAAAATGAATTTAACCGGAAGCGTAAATTTGCTAAAGCTCGAAAAAGCGGGCATAGCAACAATCAAGAATAAGAAATGCGTTGTCATTCCGATAGAAGAAAACGACCTTTATGTAAGTATGGACGAGAACCTGAAAGCAAAAGCCGTCTATCTTAACGTTAATATTAATGAGCGTAGAGAGCCGAGCCAATACGGCAATACCCATTACTGCAAACAATACTTATCAAAGCAGTATAAGGATGCGAACAAGGCAGAAGCAGAAGCCAAGTCAAAAGTTTACCTGGGAGACTTCAAGCCTTATGAATTTGAGGGTTCCGGGAATGCTGCGGCTACGGTGGATGCACCATCCCTACAGACTGACGGGGAAGACGACCTCCCGTTCTAATGTGTAACCTATAAACATATAATATCATGCTGTACGAATTTAAGCTAAAAGTAAACAAGGTTAACGAGAAAGGCGATGAAAAGGAAGTCACCGAACATTACATAACCGATGATGAGCTTTTCGGTCATGTGGAATTGAAAGGCAATGAGCTATACAACGGTGAGTGTGATGTTTTCGCAATCAGCCGGAGTAAGATACGTGAGATTGTCAATGAGAAGCAGGAAGATGAGTTCTTCTATAAGGTTACTCTTGTTGAGATTTTCGTAGACGAAAACGGGAAAGAAAAAGAGAACAAGTATTATGTTCTAATAGCCGCAAAAGACATGGACGATGCCGACAGAAAGGCAGCGGAATACATGAAACAGGGGCTTCAAGATATGAAGCTGGACGCTATTGCAAAGACAAAGATTTTAGACTTGATATAATTAACCGAAAGCCCTCTGCTCACGCAGAAGTCCCGTGAAAGATTCGGGTTAAGTGATTTAATTTCAGCTAACAGTTAACTATCCCGGTGTGGCTTGACCGCCTATCCGGGAACTATTTGTTAACCTGCCTGCCCGGTCTGTGAAGATGGGGCGGGCGAAAATGGTGGTATGGCGGAACAACGAGAGACGCTAAAGTGAAGCTCTTATAGATAGGTTGGTAAGTCAATGTGTTACGGTTAGCCGTAAAAAGAAATTCAAACCACTGAGTTAATAACGGGTAATGCCGAATAGACCGCAATGTCAATGAATAAACTACTTGGTGAAAGTCCAAGAAAAACTCCTATCATGCAGGTGCAAGTCCTGCTACCACCTCATAAATGTGAGCCACACATAAATGGCAAGGGTTAGTAAATAATGGTTGTGCCCCGGAGAATACGCTTCGGGGCTTTTAATTGGCGAAGATTATGAGAATAGACAAAATTAAGACAGTAGGTCAGCTTAGAAAGGTCATTGAAAATCTTTCTGACGATTACGAGATAGAAATGCGTATTAGACGTAAATTGACGGATGAAGACATAATCGAGTTGCATAAAAAGTACGGTAAGATATATCCTTATCCATACGAAACAAGTTATTCAGAGCTTGAATTTGATGATGTAGGTGTGTCTGACAAAGTATTATGCTTGGGAGTTGAACTAAAAGACGAATGATATGCCATACTACATAAATGCAAATTGAATGAAACTTACAATAACCAAATCCGAAGGTGCAATCATTCAGAAGCTTATTGCAGACCGAAAGTCAGACATTCATAATATTGGAGGTGACAGCAAGCAGGCAGAGCGTCTAAGTAAGTTGAACAAGAAGATTGCAAGGCAGATAAAGAAACAATACAAGACATGAGTCCTTACGTAATAACTTCTGCGATTCTTATTACCTATGACGGAAAGAAGATACCGTTGGAAAACATAGAAAGTGAAATAATGACCCGACCTATCCAGTTGACTAAGGAGAGGATACTCGATGCTTTCTCCATGATGAAAGATAAGCCGGTGGATGTGGAACTTAAAATCAAGCATATATGATATGGAATATAAAGCTGCCATAAAAGGTAACGCCCCATCAAAGGCTAATTGCTACAAGATAGTAACCATTAACGGACACAGATGTTTGGCTAAGACTCCTGCATTAAAAAAATATGAGGAATCTTTTATTTGGCAGGCTGGAAAGTTGAGGGATTTGAATATAAACGAGCCGTTTGAGTTCCACATTGACGTGTATTATCCGAGCAAACGTAGTGATTTGGATAATGTATTGAAACTGCAACTTGACGTGTTACAGCGTATAAAGTGTATAAAGAACGATAATAACTGTTGCCTTATCCATGCACGCAAATTCGTTGATAAGGACAATCCTCGTGTCGAGATTGTGATTAAGACTTTGGATTAAAAAAATATAGTTTTCTTTTGGCATTTTGGTTTGAGTGTGTATCTTTGCGGTGTTTTCCCGCCAAGAAAACATCTTTATTAGCTTAGATATATGGATTTTTTATATCCATTCGACAGATTATATCTATAAATATAGGCTGTTCGTATTCCCTTGTGAACTATGTATCTTTGCTGATAGTAGTGTTTCTTGGCGGAAAACAGGGAAGCGGACAGCTTTCTTTTTATACATAACTCAAATTCTAATCACAATGCCAAGAAACTTAGAATTGGAGAATGGGAGAATAATATGTACCCCACAATCTACGTTAGTTGCTAACGAGAAAGCAACAACTCTATCCTTATCTTCTTCAACCGAAGAAATCAAACGCTATTTCAAAGCTATTTTAGAACTTTCAAAACTGAATGTTCCCTACCCTGTTAACCTTGATAGTTGCTGGATGCTTGCCTATTCAAGAAAAGATAATGCGACTAAAGAATTAACTAAAAACTTCATCCAAGACGTTGATTATCAAGTTTTGCGCCAAAAAGCGGAAAACCCAAAAGGCGGCAGACCAACAATAGAATACCACCTCTCCGTCTCCTGCTTAGAATACTTCATTGCCCGCAAAGTTCGCCCCGTATTTGACGTGTACCGTGAAGTCTTTCACAAGGTGAACGAGATTGCGCCAAAGGTTGTAAAATCAAGCGCAGCCGACAAGCGGAAAATCGCAAAGCTCGAAAAGGAACTGGAGCTTACGAAAAAACTTCTCGAATGGACAAGATGGAGCGAACGCAGGGAGATTGAATTAAAATGCTCGTGCTTCTCTTTCCTCGTAAAGACGAAGCAGTACGATAAGTGGGCGGAATACAGAAGAACGGGGATAGTCAAGAAGTAACAACCATGATTGAAATACTTATCGTGTTTGGTAGTCTTTTATCGGGCTACCTCACTTTCCGAAAAAAGGGAGAGAAACTTTTCTATTGAGCAAAATCTAAAAAATTAAATATTATGAATACTTCAATTATTAAATTCGATTACAACGGAAATATAATTCCTTTTGAGAAAGGGAGTGATGTTATGGTAAACCTTACGGCTATGGCGAAAGCCTATCCCGATAAGAATTTATCCACAATTGTTAACTCGCAGGAAATCAGCGATTATTGCACATCACTTTCCAAACTAAAAAATTTTAGTTTGGCTGATTTACTGATAGTTAAGAGAGGTGGAGATAATCCAGGCACTTGGGCACACCGTCTTGTCGCTATTCGTGTTGCACAAAAACTAAATTCCGATTTAGCGGTATGGGTGGATATGAGAGTAGATGAGCTTCTTAAATACGGTATGACCGCCACGCAGCCAACTTTGGAGCAGATGATAAACAACCCCGACCTTGTTATCAGCCTTGCCACGCAGTTAAAGAATGAGCGTGAGGAAAAGCAAAGAATGGCTTGCGAAAATCAAATTCTCAAAGAACAGAACAAAAATATAATTGAAGAAACCAAACCTGCTGTAACCTTTACAAACGCATTTAGTGGAGCGGAAAGTTCATGCCTTATCGGAGAGCTTGCAAAATTAATTGCGCAGAATGGATACGATATAGGCGAAAAGAGATTGTTTGCATGGATGCGTAAAAACGGATATTTGGGCAAGCATGGAGAAAGATATAACGTGCCAAATCAGAAATACATAGAACAAGGGTTGTTTGTAATCAAAAAAGGCGTACGCTCTGGAAGTAATGGCGTTTTACATACTACATTGACTACAAAAGTTAGTGGCAAAGGACAAGTTTACTTCGTGAACAAATTTCTTAATACCATATAGAAAGTAATAATATGAAAACAATAAAGCAGCAATCAGAAGAGTATGCGTTGAAATATCCTTCCGAAATCCGAAATGAAATAGCGAAAGCATGGATAGACGGGAGAAACTCAATAAGGAAGAAAGAGGTACTTGACCTCTATTTCGTAGAGGAAGAATACAAGGATATATTCATATACTGGCTCAACTACAAAAAAGAGAGGGGGCAGCCATACAAGCAGACCGGAGCAGAGGCATGTTACCGGAAGCTATTAACTCTTTCGGGAGGTGACAAGCAGATGATGATTGCAATAATAGAGCAAAGCATGAGTAATAATTACCAAGGGTTATTTCCACTAAAAGACAATGGGAACAGAAATCACACTAACAAGCAAGGAAATAGCGGTTCTATCTTCCAGGCAGCTGATTGCTATCTGCAAGAACATCAGTAATGAGATAACTTCCATAAGCCAAGCGATAAACGCACCTCCCATACAATTATCACAATGGAGGAAAGATAACGAAACCTGCATAAAGGCGGTTCTTGTAAAGTTCATAGAAGGTACTCTGTTGTTTTACGGCCGTAGCCGCGAGGATATGAATGACTATCAAGTAGCATCCATTGTAAACTCTATCCTTGACAAGTATTATTATTTCAGAATTGAGGACGTTTGCCTTTGTTTTAAACGGGCAAGGGAAAACTCATCATACGGTGGATTTTACGGCAAAATAGACGGTTCTGTCATCATGAGCTGGTTTGCCACTTACGATAAGGAGCGGGATGAAGTGATACACTCAATGCCGGAAGAAAAAATTAATGTTTTTACTGGAGAAGAGTATAGCCGGGAAGAGTACATTGAGATGTTGAAAGCTAAGATAGCCGGTGGAGACCTGTACGCAAACGAAGCATTGCGGCGTGTTGGTACATTCGAGCGTATAATGTTTGATAGACGTGGAGAGTACGCCAGTTATAAGTATTGGCGAAAACATAAATTTGACAATAAAGTATGAGACTTACAATATGTTGGACGACAAGAGGCAGGCAAAGACGCTTTTACTATGATATATGCAAAAAGTTTGGCATATCGGATTACATGAGTGTTAATCATGAGACGCCATGCGATATAAGGGATGAAGATATGGAACTGTTGAAGGAATGCGAAAAACGAGGGTTTATCCAAATAAGAAACAAACGGTAAATAATCATGGACATAGAGATTGAAAAGAAAATCGAACAATTGGAATGGCAGCGTGACAATGCAATGCGCATACGCTGCCCGTTGGTGGCAAGGAAGTATCAGCGCATGATTGATGAGCTTGCAACAGAGAGCAGAAACAAGAATATGAACAAGGCAGAACATGCAAGGCAATGACCACCGACACGGCAAATCAGATAATCAGCAAATATGAGAGTCTTGTAGTTCTGTGCACCTACAACATATTGCTCACGAACGACATCTGTTGTGGGCAGGTTATCGAGTGTCTGCATGCGATGAAGAGAACGCCTTATTACAAACAGGCATTCAAGCGGTATTTGAATGATGCCGATAAGGCAAGAAAGGAATACGGGCGTACTGTAAACAGCGTTATCGGTTCAGACCGGAGCGAGTTTTTCGCCGACTGCAACGACAAGTACACGGAAGAAGTGAACAAGCACGTGGATATGCTGTATTGGCAGTTCAAGCAGGTTCTCGACGATAACGGCATATCCCATTCCGCAGAGATTGCAAGGTTCGAACTTGCAAGGACATTGTGCGATTACTCCTGTATTCAGTTCGACGAAAGGATTAAAGAACTTCGGAAGAAAGATGCACGGTTTAACGGGTTTACGTTGGAATACCTGAAGCTTTCCAATGTGGCAAGGATGATGAACCTTGCTTCCGATAGTTTGAAAATCGGGAAAACGGTCAATATGAACACAGAGCGGTGTACAGCAGCGTTTGATGTGCTGGTAAGAAAACTTTCGGATGCCGATAATATTGCCAATGCGATAAAAGTTTAGTGAGATGAAACCTATTTATAACCTTATAACCCTCCTCATGGACTGGCTTTCGGTAGAGGTCGGAGCGGACGAAGAGTGGTTTTAATAGAAAGAATAGTTATGTTGGTAAATTACATGCAAATATCCTATGCGTTAGGTATAACAGTATTAGAGGCTAAGGTAAAGATGGCGCCTCATTTGGGAAAATGTGTAGATGTTTTTAAGAATAAGGGGTGTGACTCGATGAGAGATGTTATCAAGTTAATCAATAAAGAGGATGTGGTAGAAAGTGCTGCTTTAAATGAGAGGTTCAATCATCCTTCCATGAAAATTGATGGCAAAGACCGTATTGAATACACTATTAATAGTCTGAAAAGAGGCGAAGGACTTGCATTGTTGACAAAAAAAATAGTTGAGGATATGTCTTGTTTAAAAGCCGGAAAGATAGCAGGTAAGTATAGACCTTTATTGTATATACTTACAAAAGAAGACATTGATTCTATTAACAGTGTTATTCGCAAGAAGCGCAAAGAATACCTATATTTTGGTGGAGTTTTCAAAACAAAGAAAGCGAATAGTAAAAGATAATATGAACATCCATCAGACAGTCCCCCGCTCCGATTGCACCTCTTTCGCGAAATGTGGCAAGCATTCCCTTGCCTATTGCCGGAAGTATGGTGCATCCGAATGCGGTCCGTGCGAGATAGTGAAGCGGAAACCGAGGAACCGGGTGATGGTGGACGGGGTAGAACGCAAGGTGTGCAGCCGCTGCAAAAGACCGCTTTTACTATCCTGCTTCTATGACAGGACAATCTACCGCAACGGAAAGGCGTATCACATCAAGACATCATGGTGCAAGATGTGTGCTTCGGAAGACAATCGGGAACGGAATAAAAGAAAGAAATGAAAACAGTTAAACTTTCTAATTTAAAAGTCGGCCACCTTTTTATCCATAAAGGAACGGTGTATGAAATTATTACAAAGAGTAAGTGGACTTCCCAATGTAGGTATCTAAATGATAAATATCGCTTTGGTGGTTGGTGTCAATACTTGTATTGTGATTTTAGTAATTACACAAAAGTGGAAATTTAATATTAGCATGTGGTAAATATAAGAAAATTAAAAGTCATTGATTATGAAACAGACAGTAGAAGAAGCAGCAAAAGAATATTACGAAAGATACAAAATTCATTTGGCAAAAGATATATTCAGACCAAGAATAATAGATGTTTTCAAATCCGGTGCCGAATGGCAGGCAAAGCAATCTCCGTGGATAAGCGTTGAGGAACGGTTGCCAGAAGAGGGGCAAAAAGTTTTTGTTTTGGTGATGTGTTATGGCACACCATGTATTCGAGAAGAAAAGTTTTGTAGAAATAGCAATTTAGATAAAAAGGGAATGTGGATTCACGGAAACAGTATCGTGCTGGCATGGTTTCCCACCCCCCCCCTCTTTCGATGAGATACTCGAAGTCAACAAGGATGTACTTGAACGGATTAAAGAGAAAGGAGACCGAATACAGACATGCAGCCCAATGAAATAATAAATATAATATTGGATAATGGTCATATATCATTGCATAGATACAGTGACAATCCAAGTGAAATAATATTGTCATCCCTGTTTGTAAGAAAACAAAGACGAAATGGAAACGGAATCAATTTAATGCTTCGTGCAGAACAAATAGCCAAAGGATTAGGATGTGTCCGTGTATTTCTTGAGGCAAAGAAAGGTAGTTGGCAAGAGAAATGGTATGAACGATTAGGATATAACTACTGTGAATGTTGCCAAGAAAGAAGCGGACTAATATGGATGAAAAAAAACTTAGACAAATGAAAAGATACAGAATATACAGATACGGACTTTTTGACCACATTTTTGACGTTCAAGTGAAAAAATGGTATGGCTGGGTACTTGTTAAGAGGTTTAAGGCAGATATAAGTTCTGATGACACAATGATAGATAATATTTATTATTGTGAAATGTTATCCAAGGAACTTTTGGAAAAATTGGAGGAGGAATTATGAAATCAAAACAAGTATTATCAGTCGAACAGATGGAACATTTGCAGGAGCTTGGGTTGGATACAAGCGATGGAAGCATGTGTTTCGAGTGGAATGATTCAGATTTAGATAACATGGTTGTAACCTCTCCGGATGCCGATACGAATTACGACTATTATCATGAAACTTATACTTTGCAGGACATTCTCGACAAGCTGCCGCGATACATAAATGTCTTCTGTATAACGTATAAGCTGTGCGTTGAGCCTCTTTTTGCTGGTCCTTGGGCTATAAGTTATCAAAAAAGCATGTCTGAAACATTCATCGTTAAAGTTTCCGGAAATCTATTGGATGCAGCCTACGAGATGCTGTGCTGGTGTATTAAAAACGGATATGTTGAAAAGGAGGGTAAATAATGAAAGCGAGAATAAAAGAGACTGGAGAGATTGTAGAGGTTGAAGGCTTATTCGACGTTGGGACTGCCTTAGTGAAAGGTAGGTATTTCAAAGTGTCAGAACTCGACTTCTTTGATAATTTTGAAACTATTGATTGGGAGCAAAGGCGTTATGAATTGGCAAAATCCGCTATGCAAGGGTATTGTATTGCTTTAGGAATAAACGATGACAGTGAAACTTATGATGATATTGCAATAGGTTCCTTGAGAGCAGCCGATGCACTAATAAAGAAATTGAAAGGGAAATAACCATGGAAATAAAGAACGGAATAATAATAGACGGAGTGCTGCATGAAGCGGTGCAAGATTATGTTCATTGCGCCTTATGTTCTCTATACGAGAAATGCGCAGAGGTGGACTACGCAGCATGTATGACCGATTTGTTTAGCTGTGGCGGTTTTATCAATCGTGGCAAAGTAACAGATATTAAGATAGATAAGGAGGAATAACTAAAATGGATATAGTACCTATTATAACAAAAGATAATCTTTCTAAGGAACAGATAGAATATCTTCAAAAGCAGCAAACAGAATATAAATTAGTCAATAGGATTAAGAAGAATCCGGGGCATATCTTGTTCTCTTTTAATCGAAAAACAGGGGAAATCAAGAGAGCTTCTATTATACACAAGGTTGCTATTGGTTTTAATGGGCTTCCTGTAACCAAAGCTGAAACGGTTATAGAACCTGATTGCTATTACGACCAAGCCTTGAATGAAAAGAATTTTAGAAAGAAATTGAATAGAATTGGATTGTTAAGTGTTTAAACGATTTGAAAACAAGTAACTATGGGATTTACAACACCGTGTTTCATAAGAAAGAATACACCGGAGCTTCGGAAGAAGTTGGAAGAATTGAGGTATTCACATGGTAAGCCTAAATATTATGCAGATGATGATGATAACAAGTATGATTTTATTATGTGTCACAATGGAAGGTTCTTTTTACTATCCCAAGAGAACCATGTGATAAGGAATGGGCATCCTTTGAAAAAATATGGAAGTATTGATTGCGGAACCAACGAAGAGCTTTTCTTGGCTATCGCTTCATTGAGAGATGATACAGATGATAATCAACTATTCACCAATGGTAAGGGCGATTGGGGTATATATCGGGATGGCTCTGATGGCAGTTTACCTGGAATGGATTTCTATGGGATGCCTAATGATTTTAACTTATTATATTATCATAAGGCTACCGTAAACGAACTGATTGAGCACTTTAAAGTATGAAGAAAATAATTATCCTTTTGGCAACAGTTGCACTATTCGGGTGCAATAACCCTAGAGAATACCCTATAGAACACCGTACAAGTGAGGGAAGCGTGACTTATCTCAATGATAGTATAGTGATTATCCGTACCCATAAAAAGGGACTTGACAACTACGAAACGAAGATTATTAATTTGAAAAGACAATAGCCATGACCGAAGAACTCGTAACATTAGAAACAGCGAAGCTGCTGAAGGAGAAGGGGTTTGATTGGAAGTGTGAACACATAATAGACCGCAATAAGGTTATTACAAAATATGACCTTCCGCAAAGTATGTCGTGTTGTACGGAAATAGATGACGAACCTATTGAATTTTTGTGTCCAGTGTTGTATGTTGCTCAAAAGTGGCTGCGTGAAACCAAGAAGCTACACGTTGAAGTATCCTATATGTATGGAGACTATTGGATATATGATATACTAACAATACCGAACCATGATTTAGTGGGATTATCCGACAGGCCTTTGGTGCATTATAAAAGCTACGAGGAAGCACTTGAAGCAGGATTACAGGAAGCATTAAAACTTATATGAGAATGGACCCTGTTGTAAATGATGCTTATAGGCTTAGAAAACTTTTAGAAAAAGCAACGGGGCTAAAAGTATATAAGTCGGAACTAATAGCCAACTATTTTAATGGCTATCTAAGTATAGTACAAGAGTATAAGAATGAAACCAATCCGCACATTACAGTAGCACAAGGTAGCTGGTCGATAGAAAACGGTGGGGAGTATAAAATTTCACTCTATACACCTACAATCGTTATTAAAGGCAAGAGGATACTTAATACTCGTTTTGTAAAAGATGTAGCCTATAAGATAGTGGAAGCATTAAATGATGAATTTGGGGAAGATAATTGGAATACGTGCAATGAGGAGCAAAAGTGTTGGCTTCCCATGTCTCGAAACTCTTTCTATTTACAAATCCCAAATTTTGAGAAATATTAAAACTTATATGATTATGAGCAAAGGAATTTACACAAAAGAAAATGTAGGTAATGGTGTATTCATCTTTACCGTCAATAAGAATTTTGTAAAACCTAAATTTTGGGGACTGCATGAAGAAAACGAACAGGCACAATGTGCAGTTATTATCCATGATGGCAATGCTTTATTCTTCTATCCGGAAGATATGGATAATGATACCCATATTCTTCTTGATTGGGAGAAAGAACAAACAGGAAAGATATATCCAACCACAGAAGAAGGCATGAAGGATACCGATGGAATAGGCAATACCAAAGCATTGGCTGCATCCGGAAGCGAAATTGCTGAGAAAGTCATAGCATTGGACTTATGTGGATTAAGTTGGCGCATTCCTACACTACAAGAGAGTGTCTTAGGGTATGAACATAAGGTTATGCTGAATGCAGCCTTAGCTATCTGCGGAAAACAACCAGTGAAAGATGACTGGTATTGGTGTTCTACGAGAAAAGGAAACAAACGCAATTTTATTCTCAGTTGGGGCGACGGTTTTAGATACGACAACATTCAGGACAGTGACGATTGGGTTCGCCCCGTGTCCGCTGCCTCTCTTAATTCACTTTAACCTTATAAATGATTACAACTATGGCAAAAGTATTTATAACAAAGTATGCCTTAACAGAAGGTATTAAAGAGATAGAAACAGATATTATTAGAAGTAGATTTGAAGATAGAGAATATGTAAGGGATGGTTTATGTTCTTACTTCCGTATAGGGGAAAACGCATTCACCGATAAATCCGAAGCGTTGAAAAAGGCGGAAGAAATGAAGATTAGGAAAATCGCTTCTCTTCGTAAGCAGATGGAGAAACTTGAGAAATTATCTTTTAAAGTAGAGGAGAAACAGCAATGAAGAAGATAATGTTCAATGATAAATATAGCCTAACCCAGGCTGTATTGGATGGTCGGAAGACTATGACCCGAAGAGTCATCAAATGTCCGAGAGAATTTAAAGGGGAATGGGTAGCCGGATTCAATATACACAGACGCCATTCTGATAAAAAGATTGTTGATTGGCCTTGTATGTACGATGCTGATGAAAGAGAGTTTGATATGGGCGAGATATTGCCGAAATATGAACTTGGAGAAGTTGTTGCCATTGCGCAAAGCTATGGCGATTGTGGTAATATGCCTGATTACGAATTGGACGAAGATGGCTATCCTATAATGCCAAAGAGAAGCGGATTTTTTAATAAAATGTTTGTCCGCGCTGACCTCATGCCCCACCACATCCGCATTACCAACATCAAGATAGAACGGTTGCAGAACATATCCGATGAAGATTGCTTTAAGGAAGGAATTTTTAAATGGGATGCTGGACAAAAGGATATTCCTTTTTATTCATTCCATAATGCAGATATACCCGACTACAATAATCCTCGTGACGCATTCGCAGAACTGATAGATAAAGTCTCCGGCAAAGGTACATGGGAATCCAATCCCTATGTATTCGTTTATGAATTTGAACTGATTGATTAAAAACGAGAAAAGATATTGATTATGAAGCGTGAAATAAAATTCAGAGGAAAAAGCACTGATACGGGGAAATGGATATATGGATTTCTCTCTTTTTTCTATACTGCCGGAAGGGACGAAAACGGACTTATCCTCACAGACAAGGCAAAGATATATTCTCCGGAAGACTGCCGGTGCGATGACGTATGGGCTGAAACTGTTGGTCAGTTCACGGGAGTTAAATACAATGATAGAGAAATATATGAGCATGATTTGGTTGAATGCGCTGGTGTACTATGTGAAGTAGTGTATAGTGATAAAATCGGTTCTTTTGTGCTATTAGAAGTTCTGTCTCAAAATCTTGGAAATAAGCCAATAGGACAAATGATAGATATGTTCGGGATTAGATATGTAGGTAATATTTACGACAGCCCGGAGTTATTGAAATAAAACAACCATGAGTAAATACATGAATTGGGAACTCTACGATAAACCACCTGAGGGTTTCTCCATTGACAAGCATACTGGTTCTCCTTTGACCGGATACGACTTTTACACAAACGGGAAAAGCGTCTTAAACGGAGGAGTAAGAATTCTTGTAAAATCTCTGAATGTTCATGTTAACAACATAGCAGACAACCACTACCCCGTGAAAAGAAACACTCCCAATAACAAAGAACCCAAACAAGACCCGATGATTAACCGTAATGTGCGCCAACGGGTAAATGTCTTTGCACGCGAGAGGTTTAAAGTAAAGCTACTACAAGAAATAGAATTTGATTTAATGGTGTGTCAACTCGAAGGCTGGAGTATGGGAAGCTACGTCAATGAGCTTAAGCAATTGATTGATGATGTTTATCGGAGAATGGTTAAGACAAAGAAAAGGAATAGCAAGACTATCAGTAACCCAAAACTTGAATTTAAAGATGAATGAATTATATATACCTCCACAGCGATTAAACCGCAACCCTATTAACGGGCGGTTTTTAAAAGGAAGTATCCCTCATAACAAGGGGAAGAAATGGGATGATTACATCCCTTCGCATAAAAGGGAAAGTATGATTAAAGGATTAGCTTTAGGGAGAACGGGAAACCCTAATATAGCGGGCTGCAATGCAAAGAAAGTAGTAGCCATAAAGAGCGGACGGTTACAAGGTGTTTTCCAGTCCTCTAACGATGCGAAACGAAAGACTGGCATTTGCGCCCGTAATATCAGGAATTGCTGTTCCGGAAAGCGTAAACACGCTGGCGGCTATCAATGGTTTTGGGAAAGCGATAATAGTTGGTGTGAATTAATTATAAATGAATAATATAACCATGAGTAAATTAGAGCACATCGCCACAATTGATTACTGCTACTGGCGATTGGAAAAGTTGAATAAGGCTCTTTCCAAGCCTAAATCGACTATGGAGCAGTTGGTTGATAAAGCCTGCGGTTATAATGAAGTAGAAGAAGTGAAAAAGGAAGCTATAACCGTTTTGGAACAGATTATTGAAAGCAAAAAGGCTATCGGTGCGGATTATTCGGGTGATAGCAAGTTCCTTGATAAATTAAAGAACAAAGAAACGCATGAGTAAACTATACAAAGCAACCCTCTTCGGTAAATCATTCATTATAGGATGGTTCAGCCATGCGGACAAGTGGTATCATAAATTTAGTATAATATATTGAACCAATGAGAAAAGCAGACAGAATAATCAGAGACAGACACTCCCGCATCCCGGACAAATACAAGAAGATTGACACTGCGGTCAACGGGGATGCGGAAAGCTTTGCCGAACAACACAAGGAAGTGGAAAGAAGGCTATTCCCTCTATGCCTTAACAAGACCACCGTTATTTACGTCACAAAAGACAAACAAAATGAAACATATGCTGCGAAAGCACGTAAACGGATGGGGATAGCAGAGCCGAAGAAACCTTTCGTTGACCCGCTTTCGGAAGAAAACATTACCAAGTTATACAAGGAAGAAAAGATACCGCCCCGCAGAATGGCTGAAATGTTGGATGTAAGTGTAAGGACGATATATCTAAGATTGGCTAAGTATGGACTTACAAAAGTTAAATGCAGATAACATGAAAGAGAATAATATTTTAAACAAAGAGATTTATACAGAGGCTATGATAGCAGCCTCTAAGGTTGATTTCCTTGAGAGCAAGGAAGAAGTTGAGATGTATGCCACTTCGCTGTATAACGCGATGATATGGGGTAGAAAAGTAAAATATTAAGTTTTTTATTGGGCGTTATAGAAATTAGAGGTATATTTGCAGCGTTACACATATTAAGAGGCGGACGGTTGTCTGCTATTAGCAGGCATTTTTTATGTTTGTAAGCTAACGCTGTATATTATAGCGGTCTGCAAACCCGTGTGGAGAGTTAATAGCCTCCCAACTGCCTCTTAGGTATGTGTAACGGCGGGTTAATTGCAGACCGTCTTCTTTCTGCAATGCCATAAAACGTTACAAAAATGGCAAATGAATTAAATCCAAACAAGAAAACAATGAGCTCGCTTGAAATTGCAGAGCTCGCAGGTAGAAACCACAAAGATGTTATGCGCTCTATTCGTGATATGGAACCAGCATGGGTGAAAGTTAACGGGCGCAATTTTGCGCTCGTTGAATACAAGGATGCAAAAGGAGAAACTCGTCCTTGTTATGAACTACATTACGATGAGTGTATGTATGTCGCTTCCAAATTCAATGATGAAACGAGAGCAAAATTGGTTGTTCGTTGGAGAGATTTGGAAACAGGAAAAGCCGAACCGATAATCAGTTTGGTAAAAACAGAAACGAAACAGCCAACCATATCCGACAAGATGAAAGCTGCTACATGGGCAGCAAAATTCTTGAACTTGAACGAGAACTCAAAGCTAATTATTGCAAAGCAGATACTTGAACCGTACAATCTACCGCTTCCAGACTATACCCCGTCAAAAGGGATAATAAAATCAGCAACAAAACTTCTTGAAGAAAGAGGACTGGAAAGGCAGATTTCTGCACAGGCTTTCAATAAAATAGCCATGCAGAAAGGTTTTTTGTGTGAGGTAGAAAGGAATTCTTCACGCGGTCAGAAAAAGAAATTTAAGTCAATTACGGAGAAAGGTCTTCTGTATGGAGAAAACCAAGTAAATCCGAATAATCCGAAAGAAACTCAACCATTATGGTATGGAGATAAGTTTGATGAATTTCTTAATGTATTAGGGTTCTAAAATTAGTGATAAACGTAAACAATACATTATGAAAAGAGATACAAAAACACCGTTCTATGACGTTATGTGCAATGTAAACGAAAGCTGCGTTTTGGCGGTATATTTTAATAAAATTATTGGTGAATTGGAAACTGTAAGAATATTTTCTTCACCAAGAACATTTGAGGACACTAAGAAAGAGAATAAAGATTATTCTGCTATTTTTTATCAAACTGTTCTTTGGGAATTGTGGTTTCATGGAGTTGTGGAAAGGCTTAATGAATGGAACGAAATACTTAATGAATACTTTTCCGAATACGAAGGGAAGTGGAAATTTTATGCTTGTTCAAAAAGGATTGAATCTATCAACGAATATGGAGGTGAAGAATCAGATTACAATGAGGACGGTAGCATAAGAACTTTAAACCTAACCAAAGATGATTTGAGACATCATACAGCTCTTGGTGAAATGGTGCAAGATGATTGGAGGGATATTGTGCAAGAAACTACCTGTGCCGATTTACAGTATATGATTACATGTTTAAAAGCCCATGCAAGCTTTTCATTACCCGATGCTTTTAAGGAATTTTTCGGGAAAGAAATTACTACTTATAAGCAAGATGAAAACGGTAATATGGTTCCAATGAATTTTGCGGATAAGGCTATGGATAAGGCAGTAGAGCAATATACGGCTGACGGAATGGCTATTGGCATTACATTGGTTTGCGAATTTATCCAACGCATAATCAGGGATATTAGGGCAATGGATAAGTTCAGTGACAACAGAGACAAACTTATCCAAATGCACAAGGACGTAAGAAATATCCTTGATTTTAACCTCGATAAAGTTTCCTATGTAGAGGAAATGCTCGAAGAGGAACGTAAAAGCAAATAACATCAAGCCTTGTCCGTATCTATTGCGGACAGGCTTTTATCAAAAGACTAAACAAATATTCATCATGGAAAGAAATACAACACCCGCTAAGAAGAAATACGACCTTAGCGCAATAGACGAATTATTCAAACATAGCATAACACCCGAAGAACTTAGAGGGGAGCTTATCGAACTGGTGTTTGATTACGCACAATACGTAGAGGAAGGCGCTACCGACTTGTTCAAATGTCACATGGGTACACTATATGTGCTATATAAGGCTTTAGAGGATGTAAAAGAATTAGAGACACCAAGCTAATACCCTCACCAAAACAGCAAGCGGTATAACCCAATGGAGGACCCGTTCAAATCGTTCTAAACGTTCCATTGGATAACTTGGAAAAGGCGGCAATAGTCCATGTAAAGGACATTGTCCGCCAATTCAAGCAGTTCATCTATGTAATCCTTTTTTCGCATCACGTTCAAGTTTTCTACGTTGTTGGCGGTTTATACCATTTGCCGCGGCAAGGCTGTTCAGCGTCTCTTTCTGTTCGGGAGAAAGCATGTTATATACTTCTTCCCGGGATTTGCCTGATAAAATGGCTTGTACTATTTTCCACATAAGCTACGTCTGCAATGTTCACACAAAAATTTCTTCGCTACCGGGAACATCTTCTGTCCCACATATCCGCTAAGGTACTGCGCCTCTTCCCCGTATGGGTCGATGCCGAACGCCCGTGAGATATGCCGACATAGATGCCCTTTTTCATGGTCGAAAGAGTTTTGAAACTCTGCCGGGGAAGAAGTAAGGGCTATAACCATTACGGTTTGCCTGTTTTGGATATTGGAGTAAGTGATACCCGTATTCAGATTGCAGGAGCGCATGTTCTTATAGGCATTCACCAAATCCAGCCCCCTGCATCCAACCCGCCGAAGGTCGGCGATGATACGGTCGGTATAATAGCAGTCCACCGCATAATATACACGGACTTCCCAATCATAATCCGGTATGTAAAAATCCTGTATTATCATAGGCTACATCATCTGTTCCCACATGATAGGATTGCCGGAGCCTATGCAGTCGGCATAGAACCGCGTGAAAGGCATTCCATTGTAAGCGTCCACATCATCTATGTAATCCTTAATGAACAATGCGAGATGGGCTTCGTCAGTGATAGAACTTTTGTAGTAATCCGACTTCGCCATGTTTGCCACGTAAACGCTGTCGTACCCTGCATCCTTCTCCAGGTTTACACTGTACTTTTTCAGAAGCTCCTCTACCTGCTCTTTGCTGATTGGCTCCAGCTTTTCTTCTTTACCCGTAGATTTATTTTCCATCTTCATGCGGGAAACAGCCCATAGGCACATCTTCTTGCTGAAATGCCATCCGTACTGGCTGAGATAGTCAGCCATTGCAGGCGGTATTCTGTCGTATGTATCTAATCTTTGTTTCATATTTTCCTGATTTTAAGTGATTGGCAAAAGAGGGGAATAATCCCCTCTCCATTACATGAACTCTCCGTTGGCGCGTCTGCGTCTGCGTTCGCCCATATCATCACCGTAAGGCTGTGAATCGCGGCGTTCGTTGTAAACCGGATATTCCGGGAAGTAACCCGGCATACGGCGTTCGCCCATATCTGAGCCGCCGCTATAGCTTCCACCGCGTGAACCACCGCTGTTACGATAGCCCATTTCACCGCCCTGCATCTCACGCATGGCTCTCTCGTAACCATGACGGCAACCCTCTCTATAGGCTTCTTCCATAGGATTACCGCCTCTCATACCGAAGTCACGGTCATATTCTCCGCGTCCTTCTTCCAATATTTCCCACATTCCCATATTATTTCTTTGTTTTAGATGTTTCAGCAACTCCGAGCTGTTCCATAAGCCGTTTGTTCAATTCCATAAGGTCGGACATGTTCTTGCTCATTTCCGCCATTTGCCCTTTCAGAGATGATATTTCCTGCTCCTGACGTTGTTTCTCTGCAAATTCGGGGTTCAAGAGCGTCAGCATCTTGTCACATCCCGCAATGACGGAATTGTGGAAGTCCATGCTATTGATAATGTCTATGCTTTTCTGTTTCATAGAAGCGACCTCGTTATTCATCGCATCACGAGAGCATGACACTACGATATTGCCGTTCTGTCCGAAGTCGGCTATATCCATGCCGGCAGGTAGATTTTGGAAAGTCGTGTTCTGCCCGTTGATACAGACAACGACATCCACAACCATTTCCATTTGGGGCAACTGTCCCATAGGGGGTGCCATAGGATATTTCGGCTTGGGAGCGGAAACGCTGACTACCGGACCGTATTCGATAAACGGGTTAGCATCCTTATGAAGTATATACAACTGGTTATTGGTACGAAGTGATTGAAACATATTGGTTTGATTTTAAAGGGGTGTGGCTATTCCCATTTTGGAAACAACCACAAAGCCCCATGTTAACTACTTGCTCTTTTGAGCGGTTGCTTCTGCTGTCGGAGTCGGTGCCGATGCGGTTGTCGGACGATACCCACCGTTAACAAGGAACAGTTCGTTGGTGTACTTGTTATAGTGGATTTCGTAGATACCCGTTCCGGCAAGGTTGCCGACAGTTACCGGCTCATTGTTGTAAGCCAGCAACGGTCTTGTATCCCCATTAGTCCCTATCAGTATCGGGAGTGTAGCAGTCGTACCGGCAGGTATTGCCTGGCGGAGACTGACATAGAAACCGCCTACATAGCTTCTGTTACGGAACGCATGGTTAGGAAGCTCCAAAGTCACGTTCTCCGTGCCGACCGTTACGGCTACCGTAGGAAGGGTATTGAAATTAGCCCTTCCAATAGTAGGGAACAAGAAAGGAAATCCTGTAAAAAAGTTAGGCCACATAATTACCCCCCTTTCTTACCGGAATTAACCCCAGTAGTTGTTACAACCACAACCGCCACGTCCATACATTGCATCACCGGCGTAAGCACCGAAAGCCGCAGCACGGAAACAATCTGTGTTGATGGCTTGAATATTAGGGTAAACAACCGGAACGGTGTTAGGCATCTTGCATTTTATTCCATCGACATCGGACTGCAATGCCTGCAAGCCTGCTGCCAAAGGAGCAATCTGTTGTCCTACTGAATTCAGGATAGTAGCATTCTGGTTACGTTGGGAGATTTCAGCAGTCAAAGTAGCTTTTTCTGCTGTAAGAGCCGCAATCTTATCCTGCAATGCCTGGTTCTGCATGGCGTCCAGCTTCGCAAGGATAGCATTGGTATTGGCGGTAGCACCGTCACGCAATGAAAGTGCATTCTGATTGGCTGTGTTGACAAGCGCGTTGGTCTGATTGCACATCGCAAGCTGGTTCTCATAGCCCATTGTGGTAATGGCGTTCTGAGTCTTGCAGCAACAATCTGCAATCTGAGTAAGAACAGCCTGATTTCCGGACTGGAATGCGTTGATGATTTGCTGGCTTGACATGCCCACCTGATTGCCCACATTGGCGATAAGTCCCTGGATGTTGCACAGGGCGCTCTGTAACTGTTGGGTAGAGCAGTCCAAAGAAGAAGCAAGCTGGTTGATGGCATTGCCATTGCCCTGAATGGCTGACATCAGGTATTCACGACCGACATCACCGTTAAGCTCGGCAGGCAGACCTCCACCATTGCCAAAGCGGTTGCCAAAGCCGTTGCCGCCCCAACAGAACCACAAAAGGATAATCCAGATGAACCACCACGAGCCGCCCCATTGGTCTTGGCTGCCACGTCCCTGGTTCAGTAAAGCGAGAAGTCCGGGGTCTACACCCTTGCTTCCCATCAAGTTGGGCAACATAGCCATGATGTCGAATTTGCTTCCGCCACCATTTCCGTTGTTCCCGTCTTGATTGAAGACATACGTTCTTTCCATAGAGATTTATATTTTGTATTACGGTCAAAATCAACCGCATCACAAAAGTATAAATACCGATACTGCCATGAAATCAGTTGTTTCCCAACGCTTTCCTAATGTTTTCCCAATATATTCTCAACATTTTCCCGCCTTCCATACGTTCCTGGAAATTGGAAATCATGTAGTTTATCGCGCGTTTGGTCTTGTGAATTTTAGGAGCTATCTGCGAAGGGTACATTCCCCTTTCGACAAGCAACTGTACAAGCAAATAGCGGGCGTCTACGGTTTTCGTATCCTTATCCGAAGATAGTATTCGGCTGGCGGGTATTTCTGTCTCCTGCGCCACGAGATTGATTGTTTCGGCAAATATTTCTGACTTACACATAGTTTTTCTGAATTTTATATTTATCTTTGCCCTGCCACATAAAATATTTGATTATATACGAACAAAGCACAAGATACCGTGTTGAAGATATTAAAGCCTCCAACGTGCGGTGTCTTATGCTTTTTTCAAATTTTTATGTGGCAATAATTATTTGAACGTTGGGGGCTTTCTTTTTACTCTAAGCCCCCGAAAGAGTGTCAGCTACAAGTCAACTTCTACATCGTTAATTTCTTTCTTACCATACAAATAGATTAATATATAATTTTCTCATAAATGTGTATTTTCTATATATAATTTTTATAAGAATGTGTATTTTGTGGGATTTTGATGAATTATTGTTGCTTAATCCAATAAGTTTACCTCTATTATATTGCTAAAATTACCATTGCCACAAATTATAACTCACCCCACCACCTACATAGAAACCGCCCGGATAACCATACCCAGCCTGCAACCCTAATCCCCAACGCTTTTTCTTCGACTTAATGGGTACCGGATGATAGATGTTATTCGTTACCGTCTGATAAACCGTCTTCGGATACACAGTCATACTATCCAGCCGCGGGTCTACATATCCGCTCACCACCGCACGATACAGGCTATCTTCATACACAACCCGTTTGCGATGAAGCAAGGTATCACCTATACGTACAGTGTCATTCGGTAATATCTGCCAAAAGACCGCTATCGGTGCGGAGATAAGAACCGTGTCAAGTTTGACAACCGTCTGTATCTTTGTTTCGGTACGTATTTCTGCCGGCAAAGGCTCGAGCGGACGGAACCAAGCCACCACACAAGCGATTGCCAGCAATACAACTAATAGCCAGAGTAGATTTTTCATGACCTCAACAAATAATGATTTACAACCATACCGGCACATATTGCAGCAACTCCACACAGCAAATCCGTTTTGTTCCACTTGCCGTTATAGTAGTGGCAACGGTCGCTGTTCTCCTTGATAAAGAGCATCAGCAATGCAGTGCTGCCACCGAATACTATGGCGGTGGATAGATAGACCACCGCACCTAAGATGTTATTTCTCATAACAATTAATATATTTATGATATTAATTTCATCCCGGACCGTGAAGTGCCGGGATGAGTTAAAAATTAAAACATAGGAGATGCTCTATAATGTTTCTATCCACTTCATAATCATTCCATTCACAAGATTGTACAGGATTGGTGAAGGGTGATTGTTGGACTCACCGTTTGGGTTTATATTGTAATAAGGGTTATTTGTCCACCAAGCCCCGTCACTCCTGGCCGGATATTGACCGTCAAGCCCATTTGTCATGACACCAATCAGTTCATTGGTATCCATAACAGGAACTCCCCATTTTTTGCATACCGCTTTTATTGCAGAACTGTAATCATCCATTCTGTATGGCATAATGACAAATCCAAGACGGGTCCGCTTGCTGTTTTTACGGGCATAAACAACCATTGCTTCAACTGCGCCGTAGAAAGTTGCCGGGTCAAAGTCCTGTTCCATATCATAGCTGTCTGTTAACTTACCTATGGGAGCTCCACCGCCTTGGTCGTTGATTCCGCCTTGGAATACCATATAATCCAACTTTCCCAATGTTCCGAACTGCATAAGCGGTGTACCGTTTTCCGATTCTCCATTACAAACATAACTGCCGCTATCATTTACTACAAAAACAGCGGAATCTGACGTTCCGAAAGAAGTCGACCAGACAATAAAGTCCACGGCAAGGGTCTCGCCTTCATTTGCTTTGACGGCTTTGTCAAAATAAAAGGCCTTGATACATCTTGTACGGTCACTCATCTCGTGTTGAACATAGCATTCGCACAATTTCGTATAGGTACCGTCTTCATTGTACGAGTATACCCGCATGGTAAGACGGTCCTGCCTTGAGTCTGCGGAATTAGGATATATATTGGCGACTATATAATCCATTTCAGCAATGCCGAGATGTATCTTGCCGCCCTCAACCGAATGAGTAAGGTTGTCGCTTTTTCCAATCGGATATGGCAGAACACTCAACTTATCACCATATTCATCGATTATTGATTTGGCCCTGTTATAAATTATTCCTTGACCGTAACTTCCACCTGTTGATATTGCCGCACCGCCCTTGCATTTGTCTATTGTAATGGCAGTTGGATGTTTACGGGCAAAGATTTCAGGGTATGTAGGATGATAAAGTTCCCCGGCGGGTGTGAATATGTTTGCTCCATTATCCGCATAACTGTCTCCGACAAATCCAACTATCATACCGGAATAATAGTCTGCCTGGAATGGAGAAACAAGTTTGTTAACATAAGCGCAAGGATAAACTCTTTCCGTACTCTCGGACTCTTCCTGAGCTATTATTGACAAACGGGTATAATTCGATGGAACATCGGCAATGGGAGTTGTTTTAATCACATAAGGTTCGTTATTTTGTTGGTCCATTACGATAAATCCGTCTTCTGTAATTTCATCGGAAGGGAACAAAGGTGTAAATCTGTATTTTGAAGCAAAGCTTTCATTTTTACTCAAAACAACAGAACCTCTAACAATATATGTAACTGTTCCCCAGCCTGAACCGCCGACACTCAAATATATATTACTGCCTGCCTTGACCGGTATGATATTGCATACTACTTGGTAATCCAATATTTTCCACTTCTTATTCCCAATAACTTGTTTTTTATCGAATGAAGATAAAAATCCGCATCCGTCAGTGATATATAGGTTGTTTTTTTCTTCAAGGTTGGATATTGATACCGGTTTGCCGCTTAATGAAAAAACAGCCTTATCCTGTCTGTTTATAAACACAAATTTTATTTTGGAAATGAGCCCGCTCCGATTATGAATTGTTGTTGTATCTTCATTATTTCCGCTCCTTTCAACAGCATACAATATAAGGTTGTCATTTCTGTCGTATAGTAAAGCCTTGTACGGGTCTTTTCTACGATTGACATTTGTAATGTTAAGTTGTGCAAAGTCCGTAAAAGGAACAGTATAACAGAAACTACCCGAACCTTCTGTTACAGTAAGACTATCCTCATCAATTCCGGCACATTCGCTTTCATCAACAGTGGAAATTCTTTTCTCAAGCTCTCCGATTAATGCAGTGTTGGCTATAACCCTTTTGTCCAATCCGGATACGTCTTTTTGGACCTGGCCCATTTCATCTGTAAGCCGACTGCTTTCTGATATTAGCTGGATTAACGGATACCCGTTTCTATCTCTATATTCAGTTATGGTGTCACCGCTGATTACAATGGTGACCATTGGCTGGTCATGTTCGGTAAAAGCAAGTCCATATTCAGATACTAAGCGGATAAAGAATCTTTCATCATCCTCAATGGTATACGTTTTGGACAACCAGACTTCGTTGATTCCATCCGTTGTAGGTGCCGGTATATCTTCAAGAAGAGTTTGTTTCCGAGTACTGGGGTTATATTTGTGTAAGGCAATTTTTGCACCGGCAGCCCAAGCAGTAAATCTTATCGCACTGCACTTTTTGAACGTTGTATCAGGAATTGCAAGATTCCAATAACTTATTTTTTTAGGAGAAGACAGCGGAAAAGCAAGAACCGACTCTGCCTTGTCGATAAAAAGGATACGTTCTAACTTGGCTATTTTTTCTGTTCCATCTGTCCAACCATCGACATCAGTAAACGTTCCGCCCTGGAACTCCCACGTTTCTACTTTTCCGGCTGAATTGATGAATGATACTTTCAGTCCGATGTTTCTAAGTTCCTGCGGAACTTGGGCAATAGCGCCTTCCAGACTGTACTTGTTACTCCCGTCAATTCCCGAAGTAGGATGCTGGACGGAAACATTATACTCGGTGATGTAGTTCATATAGTCAGTGCTGCCACCAGTGCCACCACCGGTGCCGATGTATTTCTTCAATGTAGCGGTACTCATTGAGCCGTTGCTACTACCTTGCTGAAAAGGTATCAGCTCGTTTCCGGTTAAGTTCTCCTTTTGAGGGAGTTCTCCTATTTGTAATCCTTCTGCCATATCTTTTTATTTTTTGTTATCTGCAAGTAATATCGGCTCTTCGTTAGCCAACAATAACGGAGTGCCATCCGATAATAATAAATACCTTCCATCAGGGGATGGGTTTGGTCCCGGTTTATTATCCTTGATATATGAATACCCTATAGTAAGTATCCCAATAGTAGGAATACCGATTGTCGAGATGCTGATGTTGGGGATAGTGATTGGGTTCATAGGCTATCCCTCTTTAATCATTTTGGCTTCCAATACTTCGGTAGCGCTCTTGATTGTGACGTTTATGCCATTCGCTATCCCTACGATGCGGAAAATCGTATTGGACGCACCGTTATATTGGGATGCGTTGGGATAAAGCGGAACGGGTTCCAAATCATCAATTCCTGCGAAGGCGGTCACATATCCGCCCTTGTTCTTTATCTGTATGGTAACGGGATTACCGTCACTGACAAACGTTGCGTAATACGCTGTTTTGCCTTCTTCTCGTTGAAATGATAAAACTTCTGCTGCCATGATGTTTACTTTTTAGAGTTTCAATACTTGGTTTCTGTTTCCTTCTCTTCGGTGGCTGACGTGTACCCATGAGAAGTTTTTCTCATCAATAACCTGGTCAAAGGGAAGCTTCAATTCTTGTATAAGGTTGAACAATCTTTTGTTCTCTTTCGGGGTGTTCGGCGTACCGACAATATCGGCAGCGCACCCGTTCATGTGGTCGCTCGTTTTAGAGCCGCCTACCGCTTTATTCAGAGCAGGGCAACGGTATCCGCTTGTCACTGTGATAGGTTTGCCGTAAGCCTCTCTTAACGGGTCGAGGACATTGTCAACCAACGCTTGTGCATTGGGAAGCAGTTCTTGCGGTAATCTGTTATCTATAGCTTTCTTATCAGCCGTTTCGCTTTTAACCAGTTCTGCAATTGTAAAGTGTCTCATGTTATTTCTCCTTTCTAAAATATTTGTCATAAACTAAACGAGCCACCCATCCGGCAACAACACCGACACCGAATGATACAACAGTAGTCAGGTTCACCCAAAACGGTGTGTAGTGCATGTACAGCATAACTCCCACGATGATAGCGATAACAATCGCTGCGATAATCAGTTTCTTTTTCATTTTGTTACTCCTTATTTATTCATGTTATTAAAAAATTCAACCTTAACCTCATCTATAGCTGTTTTGATATTGGCATAGGCACGTGCATTATTGGCGCCGATAGGATTATAAATTTCCGACTCTATTATATCCGAAAACTTTTTGACCCAATCCGTAGACATAAACTCACTGAGCCTTTTCCCGCGATGAATAAAGTTGTCGAGTTCAATACTCCGCTTCTTTATTATGGCATTACAACGCGTTTCTATTTTCCGTCTCGTTTTCTGCTTATCATCAATATTATTCTCATCACGTACATTGCGGACCAGCCGGCACAGCCTTTCACAATCAAGGTCAAAGAAGTTGTTGCAAACCGAATTTATCTGCATTTGAGAAATAGGCTTCAATCCCTCGTTAATATCAGATAGAACCTCATTTTGCGCTTTGGTTTCCACGAGCAAATCATTTATCACCTTTTCCTGCCTGGTTATCACATTATCCACCAAATGTTTGAACCATTTGAATATAAAGAACCACATTACACCGCATATAACCAAAAAGAAACCTGCGGCAACAGCCATCATTCCGAAATCACTAATCCCCTTACTTGTTTGAAGGGCTGCGTTTACAACTTCTGTACTCATCTTATTGTTATTTGTCAATTATTCCTATCTTTGTGTCTCTTATCAAATAAGCGAACTACTGTCATTCCGTTTTGCTCGTGAGAGTAGGACGGGATTTTTATATCTTGCCGTAATAGCGGAACCACGCTCCCCATTTACGTTCTTTCAAGTAGTTCGGATTATCCTGGTTGAGTTTGGCTTCCATTTCAAATGCGCTTGCACGGTAAGCATTTTTATTGACCTCTTCGTCCCCAATCTTGTTGTCTGTGAACAAGTGATACACGAAGCTTACAAACCATTCTGCCAAATAAAGAATGTAGTAGAATAGCGGGATAAGGAGCAACCACCACGCACTGACATGGAATGACAATAATACGGACGGGATAGCCGCTATCTCCATACACTCAAAGAACTGTTTCTGATGTGTCCGTTCATGGCGTATGGTTGTTTCGGACAACTCTTTCAGCCTCGTAAGGATGAAGCCGAAGAACATGATTGTTGTGTAGCAGCCAAAGAGGATAAGTTTGGCTAATTTGCTATTGTAGCAGATTGTTTTCATTGTAATTCGTTTTAATACTGTCTCCAATAATTTACTCCATTATTTCTATTACGCGTAAATCGTAAGTATCTATACTTCCTATTTGTGCAAAATAATTTCCACTTTCATATATCATATTAGCTTCGTATTTAAATGTTTGAGTACCATCTTCAAGAATATCTGCACTGGAAATATTACATTTGATATTATCAATAGCTACCATACCAGCATCTTCACCTGGAGAATAAATACTACAAACTTGCGTAGGGACTAAAGTTATATCTTCTCTATAATCGAAACTAATACGTTTTATAACATTAGACCGATTAATTATAATTATCAAGTTGCCATAAGACCCAATTGTTATATTCCTTACCCCCCCCCCCAATATCTGCTTATCTCCCACAAACAGCCCTGCTCCAGCCGAGCCAACTCTAAGATTACTGTTTTCGTTACTCATAATTGTTGTTTTAATCGGTTACACAATATGCTGTATTGGCATCCTTAGAGCCAATAGCCTTGTACTCGGCAGCGGTTTTCTTGGTGAGGGTGGTGAGGTTGTCGGATTGAACTAAATGAGCTACATAATATTTTGTGGCATTTACATCAACATTGTATATAACACCAATACGAGAAGTATAATAAATATTATTAGTATTGTAAACAACAATAAAATGTAACTCATAGGATGTTCTTTCATTACTTCTCCATGCATTGACACATCCTAGCTCTAGGCAGTTTGTAAAATTATCGTCGAAGTGAAAATAATACCTCGTGTGCTTAGTTAATATATCTTCGACGATAGCTTTGAAACTTTCAGCTCCTCCAAATAGCTCATCTATTTTAGATTGGGCATCTTGTCCTTGAAGTGATGTAGGATGTAATACTGTTTCTACATTAGGTATTTTTAAGCTTTTACCATAATGGTAACTATCCACATACTCCTTTGTCGCTATATTCTCCACTATTGCTGCGGGAGTTTCAGTAGTTGGACTAACACTTTGGTCGCTTGGTGCATATGTATCAGTATGAAGAATAACTTTTGCTTCATGAGAAGCATAAAAGTGGTATTTACCACCACCTCGTACAAAAACATAACATGTATCGTGGTTAGTTAAATTAGACAAACCTCTTACAGGGTCTATATCAGCTAAATTAAAATCTGATAGATACACAGTTAATATAGCTTTAGAATTTACTCCCCAAGCATACGGAGCAAATTCCCAAATTTTACGAACACTAAATCCTCTATCATGTTGAGACCATGACGGTTTTGTACCGCTATCTAAGGATACCAGCACTTCTACTCGTATGTTCATTCTTTCTCCAGCAGCAATCGTAACCGGATACCATGTATTTTCATCCAACCCGGAGGCGTCAATCTCTGTACGCTGCATCATGTAGCCAACACTACGAGCGCTTGAAATGCTGTCATCGACATATTTCTTATCAGAAACTTCCGCCCAATCCCCATTCTTACGACCGTATGCCTTTCCATCAGTTGGCGCCTCGTCCATGCCGCCAATCTTCCCCTGGCTTACCCATTCACCGTTCACCCATGCGTAGTAATCATAAGGGGCTTCCGTACCTACAGCCATGAACCCGTCAACTGCCGAACCGTCGGGAACAGCGGATTTCAAGGCTTCAAGGGTATCGTATTCGCCAGCCACCTTAAATGATTTCCCTGGTTCTCCTTGTATACCTGGCTCGCCTTGTTCTCCTTTCAAAAATTCTAAAGGATAATTGACTACAGAAGATTTACTATTGCTTCCTGAAGGTTTAAATGCAGGCAATGACGTTACATCATCCGCTTTGTCCGCATTCGGTACTTCATTAACCCCTATGGAGCTAGCCATAAGGCGGGCAACTATTTCCTGATAATCCTGTTCTGTCCAAGCCATAATTATTCCTGTTTATCGGTTGCTTCTTCCGGTTGATTGTTGATAGCACGATTGAGCGCGTCAATAAAGAAGGGTTTGCAAAAAGTATTTGCATGCTCTTGTATCAAGGACACTTCTTCATCAGTATATTCTGTCTCTTCATTGGAATTGTATATCTTCAAAGCGAGTGCATGCGATGCGATACCGTTACCGTTCCGGTATAATACATTCGCAAAATTCTCTCTACAATCTATATTTTCACAATGCTTACGGGTAATGTCCGTAGCAATCAGTAATTGTTTAAAATTTATCTTTTTCATAACTTTTGCGTTTATTAATTTGCTGGATACGATTTGGTCCTAATATTGTCTTTATAGAAGAAAAGGCCCGCTCTAGGTTCTAAATTGCAGAAATAATTATGTCCTCCCATATTTACCGATATTGACATGTTTCCACCCGATAAACTTACGTCAGAAATTTCTTCGTCTCCATGATATGTATGTAACCTAATTTTGGGATAGTAATTATTCGAACCTCCCCATTCTTCAACCATAAAATTAATACTTCCCACTTCCTTACCGTTTTGATTATACATCCGAATAGAATTAGTATTTGGGTCTATTTCTATTTTTGTGCCTGACGAAGCAGTTGACATTTTGCCAACAATGCTAACATTCCCATTTTCGTCTATCACCAAAGAGTTGTTAGGAGTTCTTACATTTTTAAACACCCCGCTGTTTGCATTTATCTCTCCTTCAAAATATCCACCAATAGCCTTTATTGTCCCGTCTGCCTGAATAGACACATTCCCGTTGGCGGATATATCTCCGGTAAAGTATATGTTTTTGGAAACCACGGAAATGTTATCAAGTGCCACATTGATTTCTGAACCTAATCCGTCTTTTTTGACATATAATTTAAGTTCATCGGTAACTCCATTGATGTCCAGCCCCAACTGCGTTACATCTTCCTCTATTTTTGTAACAGACAATTTGAGGTTTTCCGCTGTCTGCTCAATCTGCGAGAACTTCTGATTATTACTTTCAGAAAGTTCTTTTACTTCCAACCTGATACTTTCCGCAGTCTGCTCTATTTCGGAACTTAATTTAGTATACAAATCCTCGAATGCGTTTTCAGTAAGAGCCAGCGAATGTATGTATATATCCCCCGTAAACTTCAACTCAAAATCGCCCGTTCCGTCCCATGTGCCGGAATACTCTTTCATTGCGTATTCCTCACTCGGTTCAAGACGTTCGGTGAAATGCAGGTTCTGACCGGGAAATCCTATTGTCAGCGTTCCGGCTGTAGCTACCCTGTACCGGAAAGAGATAAAGAACTTCTTCGGTTCTTCCCCTTCCTCATAGGTCGGTTTATTGGCTAAATCCGCATTTGACTGTTTAATTCCGGAAGAAAGGATACGAAGCACGTTTCTATCCCCGTCTCTGATAATGGCAGCCATAGCATCCTTGCGGGAATAGAACTTGTCGTTAACCAATAAGAACTTTCCGTTCACAGTAAAGAAACGAACATCGTTCTTTGTCTCCCAACCGTTCGTATTGCTTGCAAATGATGCGTTATACAGATAATTATCCTTTGCCTGCACCTCGTCAAGCACTTTGGAGATTTCAGAGTAAATCAAATCTTCCAATATCTTGAACTGGGTCATAATGTTTATTCCCGTTTTCAAGATAAAGTCTCCCATGAACTTGTTGCCTTGCGGACTGATAACCGTCACTTCCTTGCCTGCTAAAGAATAGGAATCTATCCCGGCATACTGGTGGATACTCGGTGCATCATCGCCATACACGGACAAGGTGATTGCGTTCTGACGCTTCTTGTCTGTTCTGTTGCCGAGTTGTACAAGGCTATCGCCTTCCTGCGGTATGTCGCTGTTTGCGTCACAGTCCGTTTTGCTAAGGTCTATATAATCCTCGCCAACACCGACACATAAGCGCCAATAGTAACGGTTGGATACATTCTCATAGACACCCGGTTTGATATTGAAGTCTTGAAAACGTACCTGGTCGCCTTCCTTGAACGGGTTCTCGATAGCCGTCTCCCCATCATCAACCAGCAGATAGCACCGCCAAAAATCCTCGTGTTCCTCAACCTTTCCGCATTTCATTCCGGCAGCGGTGAACATGTAGTTCCCGCCTGCATAAGAGAGTTTCTCTATCTCCAGTTCGGAGAACATCGCCTTAATACGCACAAAGAGTTCGTCCACTTCAATGTAGGATTTACCCGTCTTGCTGTCTACTTTAATGACAAAGCCTTCACCGAGAGCACCGGAAGAAAAATTCATGGACTGGATGTAGTCTGAAAATAATCCGCCTAAGAACTTTATTAAATAGCTGGTTTGGTCAGGTTTGGTTTTATTCAAAAACAGCTTTTCTCCAAAGGCTTTAATGATTGATTCCACTTGCTGGGTAGTTAATCCTCCACCGCCTTGCCCGCCTACAATTGAGTCTATCTGATTCTGTATCTTTTCTAAAGTTCCTACCGCTTTGTCATTGCGAAGGGTAATATCATACGTTGGGATGAGAGCGTCTCCTTCCTTTATTGTAAGGCTGTCAATAATAATGCTCCCGTTGATGTTTAAGTCTTCATCCTCGAATAACATTAAATCACCTTCCTTTATACTGTCATGCAGTTCCGGGTGACGCGCCATAAATATTTCGTCTACTTTAGGCTCGTAAGTATATCTTACATAATCATTTTTTGCAAGATATTCTTTGGAAGCTGTTAGCAATCTTTGGGAAGCGGCTTTTATATACACATCCGGCATATCAATACCCAAAAGCACAAATTTATCTCCGGCTTTGATAGTAAAATCCTTATATGGGAAATAAAGATTCAGCCCTTCATCATAGACTCTGTTGCATGTCAAGACCCACATGTCACCTTGTTTTACGGGCTTGTCTGCATCTCCAAGTATTTCAAATTCACGCCCACCACACATTCCGCTTTTCATGGATATGGTGGCGGTTTCCCCTGTTAGATAATCGTTTATGTCAAATCCAATGTCTTTGAGATATATTTTGAACGGTGGGATGGTTTCCCCTTCTTCAAAGTAACCATCATCCGCGATTGGCGTATTATCCTTATTCACTGAATCGGAAGCGATTTCATCCAACGCTCCGGTAGCATTTACGATTATTCCCGCGTCTTTCAACTGCTGTGCTGTCATTCCTTCCATAGACGGATATATTTCCGGTAAAGAAGTATCGCTCCCGTCAAAGAAAACCGAACCTTCCCGAACTCCGATAATATCTATGTTTTTACTATCAAGGTATGGGTCAAGTGTCTTTTCCGGAAAATCAGGAAGCATCAAGTTTTTAACAGCCATATTATTGGGTACTAATGCTCCAGAAGGTCTTTTGTACTTTCTTGGAACATTGTCCGTCTCAATACCTTTTTCTATCCGCATCTTTGCGCCTATGCGGACGTTGTCCTTGTCGGCTTCACTATTCAACAAAACGTAGCATTTCCCAAGAAAGCTGCCTCTTCTCATTTTATAGGGACTCCCATTGATTGTCACATCATACAATGCTGTGTCGGATAGGAATTTCATGTAAAAAGGAAGCGTCACAACAGCACCGCCTATCAAATGTGTATTAGGGTCATATCCGTAAGATACATCCTCGATGGGAGCTTCGACAATAGGACTTCCATATGTTGTATAATAGTTGTACGGTAAGTTTTTGGTACCACCATATGCTCTTAGGCGGGTAATTATCTTCTGTGACGAGTCCGCGGTTTTTTGTATGGAGTACAGCCCTTTTCCCTTTCCATACCCGAACATGTTTCCTACTGCAATTCCGGCAGTGCCTATTGTTATCGTTCGCCCCCTTATGATAAAGTTTGCCTTAAACTCGCTATTTACCAAAGCGAGTGCGTCCCAAACGTTTATACTGCTTATTGATATGGATTTGTTAGCCTCATTAACATATTCGGGATGTACTGTAACCGTCCATTTTTGCTCTCCTTTATAGATACGGTCAAGGTTCACCTGTATTCTTTCTGCGAGAGCATTTATGCTTTCAGCGTAAAAACTGAATGTAGGTAGGGAAGAGTAGTGAATTAAGTTATCCTCTTTTACATAGTCCAGGAATTCGCATCTTGTCAGTTCATCTGCAAGAGAGTTGAAAACTACGTTCTCATATTTGAAAGCCTCTCCGTATGTATTTTTGGAGGCTTGCTTCAATTCAGTAGGGTCGTAGTTTATTTCAAATCTTTCTCCGCGATATATCAGATAGTCTCCGACTGTAAAATCAATCGGAGTGGGGGACGTAACGGTAATGTTAACGGAACAAGCTCCCATGAACTCCCCGTTATACTCTAACTTGTTAGCGACACATCGTTGCGTCTGCCCGTCTTTGCTGTATATTATAAACCGTCCCATTATGCCGTAAGAATAATTTGTGTTTTAGGGTCGGTTACCCGAAATGTAATGTTGAAAGTTACGACATCCCCCTCATCTGTCTTGCGGACAAAAAGGTCGGGTTTTATAGATTTAAAATAAACCCCCTGCCTGCCTATTTGGGTATAGGTGTCATAAACCTTTAATTCTGTTCCGTAACCGTCTTTTCCTATCAGATAGTCCAGGAAGGCGACAATCTTTTCATTGGCTGTTCCCATATCACCTTTATAGGCAAACTCTACTTCTATATCATAGGCTTGCACGTAGAGTTCTTCGGGGAAAAAGGTGTCTTCTCCGTCTTGGTCTATCCAGTCCCTTTTGGGCAAATCCTTAATATCTCCATATACAGTAAAAGGGAAGTCCTTGCACACAATCCCCCATTGGGATTTGGTGTCAATAACAGGACTCCCCAGCTTACTTTTCTGAAAATAGATACTGTAAGGCTTTGCCATGTGTTATTTTGAGTTTGTGTTGTAAAAACAAAAAGAGCCAATCAACGGCATGCCCGTTAATCAGCTCTTTGGCTTGTTATATCAATACTGCAAATATATGGTGTATTTTCTAAATAATCAAGTAAAAGGTTAGAAAATTGATATAGTTATCCGGCTTACATTATATTTGCAATGAATACTACCTTTCGGGTGACACGATTTTCATGTAGGGGTTCTTTACCCGCTTCTCTTTGAGCTTCCTTTCAAGTTTTTCCATCCTTTCGTACATCAGTTCAATATCTTCGGATAAGTGCAATAATTGAAGTTTGAGGAGCTTGTTCTCTTTCTGCAAGTTATATATCTTTTCTTCCATGATGAATATTTGTTTTAGTCGTTTTTCTGCCATCTGCCCGCCAGCCGTATTGCTGACGGGGTATCATAACGTGATTTCGCTGGTCGAACCTCAACGTGCATCTATGCTTGTTTACGTGGCAATATGTTTTTGGGTATAGTTATATCCGTCCGCATAAATGCGGATAACACAAGTAGTTGTTAATATAATATTGATTAATTATTATTTAGCAAAGATACTATGCACCATTGCACGCCCTTTCTCCGTGAAAACCGTGTACGAGCTTGTACCGATGCTTCCGTCATTTCTCGTAAACTGATGCGTTCGCATTTTGGTGTAACCCTTACCCTGATACTTAGCTGTCAGCATCCACGTGCCCGATTGGTAGAACATCACCTTTCGCTCTTTGAGTGCCTTGTGGAACTTGGCGGCATCCATCCCAACCTCTTTTGCAATCTGCGTGGACGTATAAGTGTTGACGGATTGCAGGACGTTATCCACGTACTGCACTTTCGGGGCTGCTTGGCGTAGTTGTTCTTCTTGTAATGCGTTCTGCTGTTCAAGACGCTTGTTTTCGGCTTGTAGGTTCTCAACCCTTTTCTGCAAAATTTGCTGGGAGCGCATAAGGATGTAATCGTCATTTTTGAGCAATGCTTCCCGTTTATTGAACTCATTGATGAACCTTTCTTTGAACTCGCCAGCTTTTGCACCTGTGTAGCCCATGACAAGGAAACTGAAACCGTCTTTAGTCATTTCATAAGCGGTTTGTTCCCGATTTCTTGCATCCTTGTAAGTGATGCGCTCAAAATTGAGCCGATTAAAATCTTCTGAACATGAGAGGCTTTCAATATCTCTCAATACATTCTTGTGTTCCTTTCCGAATACCTGTGCAACGATTAAAGAAGTGGTAACATCGTTGCCGTTACTGTTTTGAAATACTAAATCATCCATCTTGTAGCATTTAAAGATGATTATAGGCAAACAAAAAGCGGTCGCCATATACGCTGCTACAAGATGGTCGTGTACTCCGAAGAGCGACATTATCTTACGTATAGACAACCGCCAATATCCTAAAGTATGGGCATAAAAAATACCCATATATAATATGAGCAAATTAACCGCTTGCCCAACGGAGTAGATACAACTACCATCTTGTAGCACCGCAAAGATAGCCCTTATCTTTGAAATAGCAAACTTATAATCATAAAATCAATTAATTTCGTTTATTTTATAAGTTATTGTGCGAATATATAGAAAATAAACCATATATCCAAAAGGGGGAGCGTAGTAATATCC